CAGTCTCCATCAATAGTCCCGCGAGAGAGCGCGTCCTCGACGTATCCTAGTGGTCTGCCATCAGCGGCTTCGTGGAGCTTTGCGATGCGGAGTCTCATGGTGCGGCGGCCTCCCACGCCGGATCAGGGTAGCCGTTTGGTTGCATATTGTCCGGGTCGGTGATGTCTGGTTCGTAGCCGTCAACGCAGGAATATTTGAGCGTGACGTAAGTGGTTCCAGCTAGCGCGGGGACGCCCACCTCAGCTCCGGCGACAATCGTTAGTTGATCGTCGTCGTCGGCAGATACGCCATTAGGCACCGGGAGGCATGGATTCCCTGTGCCGTTCCATTCATATTCGGTGATGGTTGGAGCTTCAGGCAATCCACCCTCTGGAACGAATGTGACGTAAACCCACGCCTTCATGTAGCAAGTTCCAGTTGGTAGATGCACTAACCGCCACTGGATTTTCTCGTCGTATCGGGTAAATCCGCAGGCAGCATCACTCCTGCTAGCTGTTGGATTATACCCTTGCCCCGCTTCAAGCTCTGGAGACTCTTCCGTTCTGTCGCGCTCCCATTCCGGCCATGCTGGGAACTCTGGCACGCATGGCGTTACTAAATCAGAGAGCGAAACAACTTTGGTAGTTACGTCGGAACCAGAGCCAGTAACAAGGGTGTAGCTACCCGCCGAATACGTCCACGAAAGAGATACTGGCCAAGTAACGATTCCTCCGTCCTCAGTTGACGAGCCAGAAGTATTGTTGGGAGCGTAAAGATTATCGGTATATGTTTCGGTTCCGCTGTAAACGCCGTCCGGTCCTGCGGTGGTTACGATTTCAAGAACATCGTCAACTACCGCCTCATCAGTTTCGCTATCAAGCCATAGCTGGGTGAATAGATATGAATAATTGCCCTCCACAAAATTCTCAACGCATGCATCACCATCCGGGATGATTTCCGTTGTGCGTGATAGAGAAATATTTGTGGTATCAGTTCTGTCAGTTCCGGCGAAAGTGTAGCTATTGACGAGATATTTCGTGAATACCCTCGTTTCCGTTTTCCAGCATTTCGCCAAATCCTCAGCCGTCGACCCCGTAAAATCATACGTCGCATGACCGCAAGTGACACACTCGCCGGAAACGGAAATGAACTCCAGAATCGGAGCGGGGCAGGGTGGCTCTTGGCAGCAGTAGCAAGTCGAACTCATGCGGCAGCGATACTATAAAATGGAGCCTCGGCAGCAAACCAATTCCGGCAAACGGATACCGCGATTGGACCGCAGCGGATTTGGGTGATTACGTCGTCAACGATGGTTCCAAGCAAGATGCACGTGATGGTGTCTGATGCCGTGCATTCGGTGGTAATGGTGGCCGTGTAGGTTCCGTCGGTATCATCCAGCGTGATCGTAGCGTAAACATCGCCAGCGGCCACGGCTTGTTCAGCGATGATAACATCACCGATTTGACCCGTTGAAATCAGGTAGGTTCTAGCCTCTGGCGTGGATAACGGGTTCACCTTGATTTTGAGATTGGCGCATGACGCGGATGCCGCGCTTGTCCCGCCTGCCTTGACTACAATCGCCCGGTCGCGGAGTTGTTGGATTGCCAAGCTTACTTCCCCGCACCATTGCAGGATCGATCCTAAAGACCGGGGGTTCTTTGGGATGGTGACTGTCCCTCTGGCTTTAGCTATCATAAAGGAAGTCGTTTTCGTCGTTGCTTGCGATTAGTTGGAATGTGAGATCCTTGTAAAATCTATCGTTCCCGGATTGTTCTTGATCTGGCCCTACAAGCATCCATTTCCATCCGCTTCCGGGTTTGGCTGGATTCCCTGGCGGGCTGGTTATTTTACCTAACGACGCAAGTTGTGCGGATGAGAATCCGTATTTGCTTTCAGTCCTGACGGTATAAGTCCAAGCGGGTTTTTTATAGGTCGCCTTGTCTTGAGCTATCAACCTTGCAAACGCAAGCTCGTCTCCGGTCGGCGTTGTATAGGTGGTGAACGCCGTGAACTCGCCAGTCTCCGAATCGTATCTCCCGTATTTCCCTTCGGTCATGTCGAAACTGATTAAATCGGAATACTTCAGAAGTTGACCGAGGGTGTTTTTGGATGCATCTGAGAGATTTTTCCATTTAGGATGATCCGAAAGCGGAGCCTCTTCCAGAGTGCCGCGCAATGAATACGTCGGAACTGAAATCTCATTACCAGAACTTCCGTTAGTATCGCTGCTTCCGTATCCGGTAAATTCACAATCGATCTTAACGACTCCGGGCGCATGGTCTGAAATCTTGAACAGCTTCAGCGTAAGGAACGAATATGCAACCGGGCATTTCGGATCGATGTTAACGATTGACCTGCCGCGAATAAACAACTGATCGAGGACGCTCCCACGGGTGAGCATGGATTTCTTTGCTAGAAACGATTGAGTTCCTTCCCATCCGCCGTTCTCCGTTGGATTGGTCGTGAAGTCGTCTTGCGGGATGTAGTTTTTCCCAGCGGGGAAGTAAAGTCGGCTCATGGTTGCGGGGCGAGTGAACGGTTTATGGTTGTGAGGATTTCAACGATCTTGTTTCCGGTAGCGTCACGGAATGTCGTTTGCTCGTCTTCCTTTGCGTATCTGAATTTCCCTTTGGTGTCAGGGACAACGCCTTCTAATACTTTGATTAGCCTGCGGCCTGTCTCGTCGGTAAACGTCGAACGTTCGCCCTCGTTCGCCATGCGATAACCTGGAGCGGTATCGGATGCGATTCTTGCGCCTGATTTCATTTTTTCAGCGAGTTCAGGCAGCTTGCTTGTCCTTGTATTGACCCTCAGTCTGGTAGAGAGATCCATAAATCCTCCATCGATTTTTTCATTGATCCACTTATCGAGAGCTGTATCGGATGATCCGGTCTTCAGTAGTCCTTTCCACAGTTCCGCGCTCGCTTGCTCAAGAGATGTCGCTAAACCTACTTTGATCGCTTCACCGATAAATCGTCCTATGTCCGCCAGTCGTTCATAGTCCCCATTTACGGCATCTGCAATAGCAGGACCAATGATTCCGCCGATGAGTTTGAACTTTTCTGACAGCTGAGGTAGTGACGCGGCAATCGCATCAACCGCAACCTTCATGCCTGCGTTAATTCCTGTTCCAAGATCAACCATCAAACGCCCCCACTGGTCGCGCATCATGCTGACTCGCCCTGAGAATGTTTGAGCCATCTTCTCGTTGAGTCCGTGGAACCTGCCTCCCTCGCTGGTTGCCGCCGCGAGAGCCGCCTTCACTTCGTGAATCGCAATTTTCCCGTCCTCCATCCGCCCTTTAAGCTGGATCATGGTTTCACCCGTCCGCTTGGAAATGTATTCTAGCGGGTTGAATCCTGCTTCCGTGAGCTGCTTCAACTCAGTTCCCATCAGTCGCCCGATGGAATGAATCTGCCCGAATGCGTAGGAAATCCGTCCGAATCGTTCCGCACTGCCCGCACTGACTTCTGATAACTGCTCGATGATTTTCGCAGTATCCTTGGCGGCGACTCCGTAGGTGAGTAGCATTCTAGCGCCGTCAGTGATGTCTACCAATTCAAGCGGAGACTCAACCGCGATTTTCCGCAGCTCCTCGATCAATGATTGCGAGGCCGCAACGCTGCCAGTGAACAACTCAAACTGGCTTTTCATGTTCTCGAAATTCGCCGCCGCTTCCGATGAGTCTTTGGCGAGTTTGACCATTCCTGCCCCGACTGCGGCTGGACCAAGCAATGCCGCGAGTTTTGCGACTGGCGAGAACAACGATTTGAACGCGGACGTTCCGGCACTGGCGAGTTCAGCGAATCCCTTTTTGATGGACGCTAGCCCTTTTTGGACAGCGGCACCGTCGAATCGAAGTTTGATAGTGGAAGATACGGCCATGGTTTAATCAAAGTTGAATTTTGGTTTCGCTCGTTTCCTGAGCTTTGAAATTGTTTCCGTCACCGTTCTATCTGATTCGTGCTTTTCCTCGATGGATTCAAGCTCGATCCCCTGGTCCATCCAGTAACATGCCATGAGTTGGTTGACCAATCCGGCGTGCATTTCGTAGATGACTGAGTTGCGGTCATGGCCGGATTTTCCAAGGGTATAGATAATTACCGCTTCCGAGCACGGGCAGCAGGTTTGCGGTTTACCTCTGCCGTGGCTTTTTTTGGAGTGGTTAGCGTCTTGATGTAAATGTCGAGTTGCTCGGCCGCGTAGTTGAAAAGAGCTGAAAGCGTGGCAACCGGAGTTCCGATTAGAAGCTCGTTGACTTGTTTCGTGGCGGATTGGCCGATGATGCGTTGCAGCACAAGCGGATCTTTCGTGAACGCAAAGCAGATTTCCGCCATCGATTGATCGTCCTCCGCTTTGCCTGTCATGATCTTGTTTTTCCGGGTGTCACGCAGCCATATGATGTGACCTTGAGTAACAGGCCATACCTTGACGCCTGATACGGTTTTCGTGGTCGCCACCACGCTTTTGATTTGAGCTGTTTCTGTTTTCATATTGGAATTTCTTTGGTGGATATCATCGGCTTGGGAGTCTGCGGTTCCACACCATCAGTGCAGTTCCCGGCATAGTAAGCATGACCGCCAGTGGTCTGGATGTAAGTTCCGACGACTTCACCTTCGGCGTTTACAAAGTCTGTCTTTGACCCGAAATCTTCCAGCTTTAGCTTCATTGGTGTTTTCATAAGTGAGAGAGAATGAAATTTTGTTTTTTGATAGGAAGATTCCCGTCTAGCATGACGACGCTTGATCCCTTGTTGACAACCACCTTGGGGATTGCGCTCTTGGCCCATTGGATGGCCGCGAATCGGTTGACGATGAAACAGACGATGTAAGTCAGCGGAGACTCAGGTGCGCGGGTTTCCAGCGACACGATATCCTTGATCGACTTGCGGATGGAATCGCGGGAGACACTTAGGAACTCAGCCGCTTTCTCGATCCAATCGTCTTTGGTTTTCGCGCCTCTTGAAGCTGATGAGAACTCCATGACGAGCGAAAACGGGTGAGCCGGATTCTCGGCCTTGAACTGCCTTGGGAAGCTCCATGCGTGGCTCATGTCCCTCGTCTCGTAAAGCCCGCACTCGGATTTAGGCGACAGGGAAAACGATAGATAATCACGCCCGTCGTCGTTTTGCATCACCTGTGCAGGCTCCGGGAATGCCGGTGAAATCCCGATGGCCATGCATGCGGAGAAAAAGTTAATATCTCCCGTCCGGTGGGTTTCCAGCGTGGCGAATGTCATTTTGTCATGTCGGCTCTCGCCGTTGGTTAGGTGAGCGATACCGGGGCGTTAGTCGTCACTCCGGGATGATAAACCGCGTCAATATCGCCGGTTTCAAACTCACTGTTGGCACGTTTGAGAGACGCGCCGATCACGACGATGCCGGCATTGGCGACGGGAGTGCTGTAAATGCCCTTGGTGGTGAGCGTCAGCGAGTTCGCGGATGTATTCGCCAGCGTGATTACCGATGCAATCGCGGGCGTCAATCCTACCGTTTTTGAGACGACGGCACCGGATAGCTTCACTCCGGTTTGGTCGTCCGCGAGGGTGAATCCGACGGTGGAACCGATATGATTCTTCAGATCTACCTTGTCGGCCTTGTAGTCATAGGTGACGTCTCCCACGTAGAGGCCCGTGGCCGAGGAATCGTCAGCGGCTCCGTAATGAGCGAGGGAAAAGTTGCGTGCAGCCATGCCCGCGCAAATGGTGGCTGGCTTGGCAATGTCAACGCGATTTTATACGACGCAAACAACCGCCTGATTCTTCCATGTCGTCACCCGATAACCTTCCTCTTCCGTGGTGACTGGCGAGGACGTTTTCAGGTCGAAGCACGTTAGCCCGATCTGCGCGTCAAGGTAGCTTTGCGCCGCGCATCCGTTCACGTGGAGAGATAGCTCGTTCCGAATCGCATCGTGAGCTGCTTTGGATGTCGCTAGCTGGTCGTCATCGCCAGGCGTGGTAACGAGTTGAGTTTGGATCTCGATCTCCCAAACGTTGCCATCCATTACTCCACCGGGAGTGATCCTATCCGCAGAGGCCTCCGCAATGTAAATCCCCGGATAGGTTTTTACCTGTTCCGAGTCGCGGAGTTGGATTACGATTCCGGCAAATGTCGAAGTCGGTGTTTTGGAAATCGAATGCGCCAGCCATCGTTTCCATGCGTCGAGTGTTTTATCGGTTGTCATTTTCTGCGTTTGTTGAGGCGTCCTTGCAATACTTTCTCATACCAAATGATCGTGTTACGGGCAGCGTCCACTATCGACTTTTCCGTCTGTCCGGGTTTTAAAACGTGCGGGTCGGATGCGTGGCGGACGGAGTTAACCATGGTTCCCTCTGGACTCCATGTATCGCGCTTCATCGTCGCCGATCCGGTGGATTTATGCTTGTGAGCGTATCCAGCGACATTCTTGCCGATGGTAATGCGTGATCCTTTTTTCTGATGGGTTCCGATAGCTTGACCAGCTCCGATCCATCCACCTTTCGCCTTGCCAATTCGCTTGAATCTCTGGCGCATCGCCGCCATGACCACCTTCCCTGTGGTAATGCACATGACGCCTTTCGGCAGTCCCTTTTTCGGTGGTCGCCCGCTTCGGCTTGATCTGTTCAGGTCGATCCAATCGTTCAACCCTTGCGCCGTGGTGAGGTTCTGGCGGGGATTGAATTTCCATTTTTCGCCTTTGATCGTGAGTCCTCCGAGTTTCTTTTGCTCGATCTGGCGGACCAGTTTTGGATCTTGGATAACGATGGCAACGCGTTTAGCGTCCTTGACCATGGCGTTCTCATGGGTGGTTTTCGCCTTCGCATTATCTCCCCAAACTTGGGTTTCCTTGACAAGTCGCCTAGCAACGGCAACGCCCCAACGTGCGATTCCTGTTTCATTGCATTCACCAAACGCCGCCGCCGCCGCTACTAGGTCGGCTTGCACGGCTTTTAGGTCAACGTCTGCGGATATCACGCCGCTTGTGTGGTCCCGTATCTGGCAAAGTCAAGCTAGCCCTGCCAACGCTCAATATCAGGGAAAAGCCGTTTCACTTTGATGAAATTCGTCGGACGATAGTGCTCTGTTTTATGCCGGAGACAAACACCTTCCCCGCCGTTTGCCACAATCTCCGTTTCCATCGCGTCGAGTTGTTCGCGGGTGATTTCAACGTGAGTCACAAGCTCGCAATGAGCGGGAAGGGATAACTCGGAAAGCGCCTTGATGCGGTCGGTGGTTTCCATCCGCAAAACGGCAAGATCGAACACCGCGAAACGAACACCTTTCCAGTCGCCATTCTTGATTTGGATCGCGCTTTGAAGCGTGTCGAACGTTCCTCTCCCCATCCAAATTTCTCCGTCAAGGCGAACGTCTGGCATTCCCGCTTTGAACCATTTCGGGCAGTCGAGGATATTGCCGTGCCGGGTTTGAAACTCGCTGCCAGTCCAGAATGCGCGGATTCCATCGCATTTCTCACTGGCGACGTAGTTTTCAAGGTCGGCAGGAATCTTGCTCCATCGGGCGTTCACGGCAGCGCGGGCTTGCTCGGAAGATCGAGCCTTGGCTTTGCCTGTTCCGGCCTTGCCGCCCTTTGCGCTCATTTCCTTCTGTGTCATGCGTAGAAAATACGCAAGCGGTTGTGATGCGTCAAGCGGATTTGTTCGATGAAATCAGGGAAATCTTCACGAATGATGCGCCGGTGGATATGGCACCGACGCGCCAGGATTCACCGCGAGCCGTCGCCTTGTTTCCCTCGTAGGATTTCGCCGCATTCGGACAAGCGGCGGTGAATGCCGCCATGCTCGCCACGAAATCCAAGGTGGCCGATTGATCGAATCCGCCCTCCTCGTAATCACGGTGGAAATTAGCCTCATTGAGGATGCCGGAAATGGCCGCGCTTCCGCCAATGGTGATCGTCTCCATGCCGATAACAGGAGCGGAAACCAAGTGGGCGGCAATGGTGAAATCAGATAGTAGGGACATGGCTTTAAAAAGAAAACCCGCCGCCCGGAGTTTCCAGACGGCGGGCAAACAATGAATCACGAACGGAGATTATTTGGATTTGGCGGCGACAACCTCAGCCACTGGCTTGGTGTTGCGCCAACGTTTGATGCGTCCTTGGCGAGTATCCACAAGCTCGATAGAGTCGAACTTGCAGGCCGATCCTTTGGACACTTCTTCCTTGAATGCGAGCTTCACCAAGGCGGGCTCGTCGATAATTACGGCGGTGGATTTACCGGCTTTTAAGCCAACCAGAATTGCGTATGCAGCCATATTTTTGTGAGGGAGTGCGCGGGGAGTTACCCCCGCGCTTGGGTTAGGATTAGGCGGAAACCATGCGGAGGACGCCAGTCGGAAGACCGACTTGGACACCGTAAACGGATTCGATAACCCGGTTGCGAACTCCAGTGGAGTTGTCATACCAGTCACGAAGGCCCAGAGTCATTCCGCTAGAATCGGTGAGACGCTCTGCCCGGTTGTAGGTGTTGCCCTCTTGCGGTTGCAGGTAGCGGAATGCGGTTGCAAGACCCATGCCCGAGCTGGCGAAACCGACGAGGTTTTCACCGTTAGCAGGAATGAGGTTCGACATGAGGAGCTTGAATCCCATCAGCGTTGGAATCTTACCTTGACGGATGCCTTCGATAGATCCGAAGGCGTCGGCGGATTGGATCGCGCCGTCCTTGAGGAGCGCGTTGTAGTAAGCGGCGGAAAGAACCAAATAACGATCCTCGTCGCCCCAGTTAGCAACATCGGCGGCGTTCTTGATATCGGCCACGTCGTCGGCGTCAAAGGTGGAAGCTGCACCAGTAAAGGCGGCGGCACCAAAGTTAGCGGCGGTCACTGGCGCGAGAACGTCAGCGAGGATTCCAGCAGCGAGTTTGTTGCCCTTGCGGCGTCCGTAAATCTCAAGATTCAGGACCGAGCTGGAAGCAATTTCAACGTCGTCCAAGCTCCAAGATACATACTTGGGCTGGCCAAGGGTGATCTCGATTGCGTCGGAATCCGCATCCTGGATGGTATAGGCTGCGTGAGTCGCTTTGGTTGCAACAGCGTCAATCGCGGTATTATCGCGAAGGATGCTGATCTTGTCTCCACGCTTGGCGGCGTCTCCCGAGAAATCGGTAGCAAGCGCCATGATAGGAGTGATTGCGGAGATAAATCCGCTGAGGACATTTGACGAAATGATGTCGTCGTTTACGCCGGTGATGGAGTTAGCCATAAAATTAGGTTAGTTGGATTGGTGATTGGTTATGCTTTGTCGCGGGATTTTGCAGCAGATTGGATTTCGATAGCGTGCTTGGCGAGGAAGTCGCGCTTTTCTTGGCCGCTCATCGCTTCGTATTGATCGAGGATGTCGCCTTGCGCTTCGCTTTGGGTGAGATTCTCGCCGGCAATCACAAGCGGTGCGCCGTGACCTTGAGCCGCCAGCATTTGCGCGGCAGCTTCTCCGATCTTGGTTTCCGTGATTTCAGCCTTTTCGGTGAGTTGTGCAATCGAAGCTTGGAGGTCGGCAATCGTGGCGACTTGAGCGGAAAGCGTGAGATTTTCGGCTTTCACCACTTCGATTTCCGCGAGTGCCGTTTCAGCGATGCCGAGCTTCGCTTCGTAGTCGGAAACCACTTGATCGTGTTGGGAAATAGTAGCTTCAAGCGCAATGATACGCTCTTGCGCTTCCGTGTCGGATGGATTGGTGAGGCGGTCGAGGAAACTCATATCGCGTGGAGTGGTTTCCACGCTGGCAATGTCAACAGCGTTTTTCGCGGCGGTCGGTGCATAGATTTGATCGATGAATCCATCCGCTAGAGCGGCCTTCGCGCTCATCCATGTTTCAGCCTTCATCTTCTCGCGGATATCCTCGATCTTGTGTCCGGTGCGGTCGGCGTAAACTTGGGCGATATCATTGCTCATTTCGTCGCATTGTTGCGCTGCTTTGGCCAAGTCTGCGGCATTACCACGGACTCCGGTTTGCACGTCGTGAATCATCATGCGCCCGCCAGGAACCATGCGGATAACATCACAGGCCATCGCGATGACCGATCCCATCGATGCGGCCAAACTGTTGATTGTTCCAGTCACGTGGACTCCCCGCGCCTGCATTTCCTTGATAGCAGTATAGAGCCGATAGCCTTCAAATACGCTACCACCCGGCGTGTGAATCTCAATGTCGAGGGTGTCCACTGCGTTCTCAGCCACGTTCATCAGCTCGCCCGAGTAGTCGCCGGATGCGGCGGCTGACGCTCCAAAGATCGACCCGATTTCAGAGATTAGACGGTCAATCACCGGCTGATGCACGATGTCATTCAGCTTGATTTTCCCGGCCTTGTTTTCGATTTCAATCAGGTTCATTTGAATTGGTAGTCTTTGGTTTTTCGTCCTGCGGCGTTTCATTCGGCGTGAGCATGAGATAATAGCGCGGATCGATCTTGATACCGTATTTCTCCTCCATGGCCATCCGGTTCATTTCGCGGGCAGCGATTTCCTCGCCGCGTTCTGTCAGGTTCTCATCAAAGGATTTCCCTTCCTCGCCGATCATGTCGGTCTGGTTGATGATCCCCGCCTTGAACTTTTCAAGTCGTTCCTTACTGGTCCGCCGTCTCGGTCGATTGAAACCGAGTCAATGAACATATCGGATACGAAGTCGCTGGAGTCGCCGGTGATGTTGCAAATCTCATACCATTCCCCGGTCAACCATGCTTTCGCGGCATCTCCGAACTTCTTATCCTTGCCCTTGTAGACCGGGAGCCATGCGTTCCCCACGGCATAAATCCCCTTTTGTTCGATGGCTCCCTTGAGAATCGGTGAGTTCAGATAGAGCGTCTTGGATGCGGAAACCATCATCCGACGGTCCATTTTCGTTACCGCTTTGCCAACGTCGCGAATATTCCATGCCTCGCTAGGCCGATCTCCGCCGCCCAGGTTAGCCGAGCGGGCTGGACGGCGGCTGAATCCCGCTGGTTGGCCGTATTGGTTGAGAATTGCCATTACGCAAACCTCCCTATCACGGTTTTAGATCCTGCCGAATTGTTTTCGATCATCTTCATGAGTATGGAAAGCACTTGGAGTCGCTCTTGTGGCGTCGATGAATGCTTGGCGGAAAATGACTGCCCGTTGACCGTGGATTCGGTGATCTGCATTCCGCCGTTTGCGGAGGTGATCGACGCGACGAGCGCGGCATAATTGTCGCGTTGGACTTTGATAGCGGTTTGATTGCCACGAATCGCCCGGAAGATCGCTGCGGCCTGGTCACGTGGAGACATGCCGCCCGAATAGGACACGGGCTGGCAATGTCAAGGCGCGGATTTTTGGGCGTAAAAAGCCCGCCACGGAATGACCGGGCGGCTACTTGTTGGCGATAATGGCCAACAGATATTCGATGCGCTTTAGGTCGCTTCGAACCAATGCTAGACGGTTGGCGCAGATGATGACGAATACCGGCATCAACACGGCGGCGATGAATAGGCATATCGCGCCTAAAAAGAACATTGAGCCAATGATTCCTGTGAGTTGTTCCATGGTGTTATTTGGTGAGTTGTTTCTTATTTTTATTGGATTGCGTCATCATCGATCTCATCAACAGCTGGCTTGAATACCTTGAACATAAAAGCAGCCGCTAACGAATACAGCTCAGTATCTCGGCCATGGTTCGCCCCGCGCCTGGTCCATTTCTTAACGTCGCGGCCTTTGCTGCTTTTTTTGACTTTGTTGTCATGATAGTAACTCCTGATTGATTAATAAAAGTACTGCAAACAAATAGTCTCATATTAATTGACGACTGTCAACTATTATTTAACATCAAGTAGTACTTGAGCTTTTTCTGGCATGGCGCGACCCCACCGCCCCCCGACCCCCCGCTGTGTGGATTGGGTAATGGTATGCATGGCCGGGGCAGTGATCGTCATGCTGTGGACAGGC